CCGAAACGGTGAAGAATGGACTGTTAAACGTCTAAAGATCTTGAAACAAGGATATGTAAATCTCCTTGCCCATGGATCCTTCAATTTGCCCGACAATTCTTGGGTGAAACACACAAAGTCAGGTCCTCGTGGTCCTTTCCGAGTGTTGTGTAAACTCAAGAAGCCATGGAAAGCCTTGTCAGCTTTCATGGTTTATACTGGGTTTAAGGCAAAGTCGGTCACTGATAGCCAATGGAAGAAATTCCATGAAGCAGTCAATTCACGACCCCCAGAGCCTTTTGTCTTGGACATTCTTTCTCCCCCTATTCTGAAGGCTTTTAAAGGCCTGCCCATCAGAGATGATGGTCAGTTTTGGAGGATTGACGATGTAAGTGAGAGACAGACTAGAGTTCCTTCTTGGGTAGATGGAAGACTGAAAACTGTTCAGAATGGCTTTGATGCCATAATGGACAATATCAGAGCCCCATTTATCTCCAAATGGATGGAAAACAGGGGGGGTTCAATCCCTCTGTTCGCTTCTCTATATTGGAGATCTAACCGAGAACTTCCTAACTCCTATGTTGGGACCATTGGTCTTATACAGGAGCCTGGATATAAACTCCGGACTGTCGCAAATCCATTTCCAGTGTATCAGCTGGCGTTGTCAAAATTTGGTAGTTGTCTTTACAATGCTCTTCAACGAATAGAAGAAGATGCAACGTTTGGACAGGAATCAGCAATCTTAGATATACAAGAGTATATGAGAGAAGGTGGTGAGTTAGTTGCATTTGATTTATCTAGTGCAACCGACAGATTCCCTTTTGATCTCACTCTTCGCTGTTTGCAACAGGTGGAAGGTATCCACTCAGATGACCTTGACTTATGGTCAAGGGTTTCTCGTGCGACTTGGAAGTCTCCTTACGGGGACATATCTTGGTCAAACGGTCAACCTCTGGGCGTTTACCCTTCATTTGCTGCATTTGCTCTTTCCCACCATGCTGTCGTAAGGTCTGTTACTCAAGGGTTCTACAGGATCCTAGGTGACGACGTTGTGATTAACAAGGTCGACTCCCAAAAGCTGGCAAAACTATATGAGGCACTTGGATGTGACATTTCTCATGATAAATCAATCGATTCTCCACATCTTACGGAGTTTGGTGGTAGATTAATCACTAAGGACAAGATACTTGCTCAACCGAAGTGGCATGACATTTCAGACCGATCCTTTATGGATTTGGCCCGTCAAGTCGGCCCTACGATACTAGGTCTTTTAAAACCTAGGCAAAAGCAGATTGTCAAAATTCTCAGTGAAGTACCTAGTGCCCTCCATCCCTATGGTTTGAATTGGAATCCAAGAGGAAAACCATTCATCCAGAGGTGGGAGGAATCTAAACAGATCTTGGCTAAACTTGGGCTCAAAGATGATCTGATTCCTCAGTCATCCGAACAGTCTAAGATCTTAAGTGATGTTGCTCTTGCGGTGAAGACACGTAGCTACTCGCGTAGTTACAATATCCACATCCGTGATGCAAAAGCGGCCGTTGATTCTGTTCCAATTGCTATGTCTCACGACAGACGCGAAAGGAAAGATTCAGTCTCAAATGGAGACTTTGAAACTAGGGTCTTGAG